CGCTTGGCAGGATGATGCCGGTGCCAACAGCAGCAGCCACATCCAATGCGATCAGGCTGCGGCCTTGGTCGTCGATCGGGAAGTGCGTGGCCTCATAGCTCACATCACCCGCCAGTGTCTTGGTGATCCGCTCCACCTGGTACAAGTAGTCGTGCACTGAGTTGGCGTAGGTGGTGTTGTCACGCGCCAGCTGCACGCGGATGATGTCGCCAGCGCTGATCAGCGTGTTGTGCTCCTGCGGCCTGGCTGCAAACCTGATGGTGTGCGTGGTATAGATCCGCTTGGCCAGGATATAGGCGCCAACCTTGACGGCGTGATCCTCGCTGGTGCAGAACGTCGAAAGGTCATGCGACTCATATGGCCCGGTTTCTGCTGTGCTGGCATATCGCACCTCAGCGGTGCGGATGATGCCGATGTCGCTCTCCAGCTGCTGGCGCCAGATCACCTGCGCCACGAACGGCTGCCTGTCCGCCAGTGACAGGTAGTTGATCTCAAGCGTGCCGGGCAGCACGGTGTCTTCGGTGAAGGTGTACTCCGCCGTGATTGCCGTGGTCTTGATGGCGCCGCCGGCAGTCACCGGCAGCAGTGGCCGCAGCCCGCGCTTGCCGCCTGCGCTGCTCTCGGCCAGCAGGAAGTAGGGCGCCAGCCTGGCGGCAAGGTCGGAGTAGTTGGTACTCTCGCGAATCTCGATGTTGCAGGTGAATCCGTTCACCTCAAGGAACGTGGCTGCTGCCAGCAGTGCGGTGTTGTCGATCATCGCCGCTGGCACCCTGCTGGTATTGATCAGCAGCCACTTCACCAGGTCCGCGAAGTTGTCGCTAGGCCCAGTCACACTGTCGTAGATCCGGGTGACGGCCATGCCACCACGGATGAACAGATGTACCTGGCGGTTGTACTGATCGAAGCCATCCGGGATGGTGACGTTGAAGCTGAGCGTGCTGATGTCCGGGTAGCTGCCGACCGTGCCGCAGAAGAACGGCGCCTCGGGCAGATCCTTACCGGCACGCTGCACCAGGAAGTTGCCAGGTGTCCAGGTGCCAGCCCTGCGGTTGTAGGTCTGCGTATGGCCGCCAACGCGGCAGGCACGCTGAAACACATCCTTGACCGGGATGCTGTCGAGCTGGCCCTCGCTCAGCACCAGCATGTAATAGGCGGTGACGTTGTTGCTGGCGTCATTCTCAAAGCGTGCTTCGGTGGCGCCGGGGCTGATCAGGATGCCGCCTTTGCTGTTGCGGAATCGGGCGAACACGATCGGCACCGGCTCGCCAATCTGCGCGAATCGCTGCGGGCGATCCAGCTCTGTAGTGCCCTGCGCGGCGGTTGCATCAGCTGGCGCGTTGATCTGACCGGCCTGGATTGCCAGCAGTGCCAGTGGATCGCTGGAGGAAAGGAAGCTCACTGCCTGATGCCCTGCCCCATGATCGCCAATGTCAACCTGCGCGGCGGCACTTGCGCTCCAACGGGAGACAGTGCCGAGCCGAGTTGTATGGTCAGGCTAGTCAATCCGCCATTGCCGCCAACCACTTGGCCGGTGTATGCAGCCACCAGTTCTTGCCCAGCTTGCGGTGTGTTGTTGCCCAGGGTGGAATCGAACTGGTAGATGCTGAGATCCACCAGGCGGCCATCGCTGATGGCAGCGAGGAACGCATCCAACACCAGGCCAGTTGCTGCAGCGGTGACAGATACTGACTGCTCAGTGCCACTGCTGCCGGCGGTGATGCCATCAGCAATGAACGGCACGTAGTTCCAGCTGGCGCCGGACCATGTAACGCTGGTGTTTGCGTAGTAACTCTGCCACCGCTGATAGGTGGTGCCACCAGCGTCATAGATGCGGAGGTATTGGCTTTGCGCTCTCATCAGGCCATGCCCAGCGCGATGCGTGCAGACGGTGTACGCAGACGGCCGATTACGCCTTCAGCGGTCAACCGCATGGCGCGTTCCATGTCGGCCACTGTGACGTAGCGCTGGCCGTCGAACTCCATTACCGGGCCGGTGGTGATATTGATCGTGGGTGTGCCGCCGCCTGCTGCAGCACCTGCCAGCACTGCGCCGCCGCGAGCACCTGCCAGGTAGTTGCTACTGGCCGCGGCCATCTTGGACTCAGGCACCACGTACTCGCGCTCGCCGCCTTCGCCTACCATCGCCAGCGTTGGCCGGTTCACCACGCCGCCTTGCGCAAAGGCTGGTACTGCGAGTTGCGGAACCAACGGGATGTCGGGCGCCGGCAGTCGGTTGAACGCACGGATCAACACATTAATCAGTCCTGCCGCAAAGTTCACTCGATCGGCTAGGTACTGCAGCACGCTACGAAAGACATTCTTGATTGTGGCAACCACCGTTTGAAATGCGCCGCCAATCGCGCTGCCGATCTTGCTGAAGATCGCCACTGCGCCATCGTAGAGACCCTTGAAGAATCCAAGGATGGGCTTCACGTAGTAATCCATGTAAGCCTGCGCGCCAGCCTTTAATAGGTTGCCGATCTTATTAAAGGCTGCACCGATGAAATTAACCACAGCATTGAACGCTGCACCGATCTGATCACGGAATGCGTAGATCGCAACGCCAGCTGCAACCAGCAGCGCCACGATGCCAACTGGGCCAGTGACCAGCACAATGAACGCCGTGGCAATGCCAGCGATGATGCTGCCTGCACTGGCTAATGCGCCGCCTGCCGCGAACAGGCCAGCAATCGCGCTGCCGATCGAGATGATGGCCGAGATAGCTGGTGCCAATGCAACCAGCGCCGTGAGTAATCCGCCAATCACCAGCAGCGTGGCCTGCACCGGCTGCGGGAGCGCAGTGAACGCTTTGATGATGCCGACAATGCCCTGCGCAATGCTTGTAATCGCAGGCAGCAGTGCTGTGACTGCTTCATTGAATGGTCCGCCAAGGTTGCGGCTAATTGCGGAAAGTGACTCGTTGAATTTGTCTGCGGCTTTAGCTGTTGACGTTCCGATAGTCGCCTGATATTTCTCAAGTTCCTCTCGCCCCATGCTCAGCATTGGTATAAGCTCCATTCCAGCTTTGCCAAATAGTGATTGCGCTAAGGCGGCTTTTCTTGCTGGATCTTCGATCTGAGCAAACCTATCTGCGATGCTCAGCAAAAGCTCATTGCCTGGTAAAATCCTGCCGTTTACGTCAGTGAACGCAATGCCCATTTCGGCCAATGCAGCCTGAACACCCTTTGTGCTAACATCCATCGCCGCGACCTGTTGGCGTGCGCCTTCTTCTATGACACGGACTTGCGACTGAAGACCTTTTTCGGTAGCTATTTTTTGAGCTTCAAGATTATTCTTGATGGCATCTTCCTCTACTCTTTTGCGTTCATTCAAAGCATCCTCTTCTTTGCGTTGCGCATCCCGCAATTGGCGGTCGCGTTGCTTTTGCTGGCGCTCGAATCCATCACGCGCTGCCTTGAGCGTATCTTCTTCCTGATTCCTTAGCAGTGCTAGCTGTTGCTCTTTCGATTGATCTGACAGTGTTTTATCGTTTTGAATCGAACGACGAACCAAATCAAAACGCGCCTGTGTTGTTCGCTCTAGCTGTCGCAGCCCATTGTCCGCCGCCTCGCGTTCTCTATCTGCCTGATCGTCGTAGCGATCATCAAGCAATGTTTGCTCGTCTCTATAGCGGCGGTTCAATTCGCGCAACCTATCGTCTGTTTCATCTTGCAGCAAATCCATCTTGCGCCTTGCAGATTCGCGGACCGCTTCAAGTTGACGCTGTTCGCTGCGCTTAACCGCTTCCTCTGCAGATCTAGACGAATCCTTGACTGCATTTGCGTAGGATTTTGATTGAGTGCCAGCGGCCGCCAGTCCTCGGTTTAATCTGCCTAACCCCTTAGCTACTGCGTCTACGCTGGTGCCGCTGTCTTCTGCTGCGCCACTAAACTTGCTCAAAGCTTCAACGGAAACGCCAGTCTGAAGACTGAGATCATATAAATGATCAGCCGCATTAATAGTCTTGGTGGCGAGCATGCCAAGCCCGGCGATTGCCCCGACCGGTAGCAATGCACCCATCAATCCGCCGACACCCTTGGCGGCCTGCCCCATGCGCCCGAGTCCGCCGCCGACTGCTCCGGCTTGCTTGTTCAGATTGCCAAGGCTGCGGCTAAGGCCGTCGATTTCGCCCTGGCCTTGAACATCCGCCTTGACCTTAAGGATTGCGTCAAGCTTCACGGCTCACCAATCGCAGGACTTCAGCCTCGATGATCTGCAGATCGCTCAGCATCGCAGATTCATCCGCCACTGACCGCAGTCTAA